TAATGCCTCTAGATGCTCTAAGCCCCATTTGTAGGCAATCTGAGACGATCTGAGCCACTTTGTACTGGGATGGTTCTGATGGGTCACCTTGTACACAAAAGGTGCCTGTGGCGTGTCTGAGAGCCTGTGAGCAGTGCTAAGCATCTGGGCAGTCTCTAAGATCATTTTAACTACGTGTTTATCGCACAACGATATAGCCGCATCCTGTGGGTTTTCTTCCGTGTAGAATAGATTCATAAGTTTTTTTCTCTTTGTCAGTGAATCATAAAACGAGGCTCATTTGTAAGGATCTCCGCGAGCTGGTGGTGGTCGTCAAGCAGTAAACCATAACCGTCAATAATGACCATAGCATGTCTGTCAAGATCCATCAAGACACCCTCAAGAAATGCTACTGCCTCCTGCTTCTGGGTTATCTGGAACTGCCTACCTTCTATTTCTATCATAAAGAGAGTCCCTTTGTAGTTTGTTGACTGTTTCCAAAGCGGACAAAAAGACCTGTTCGTCTGCTGGGTCAGTTATCAGGCTGTCTTTTATTTTAAATAAGGTCATCCAGCACTCTAAAAGCTCTTCCCTTGTTGGCTTAAGAATCATGATACTAAGACCTCAACAAGTAAGATACACCCAAAGATGATGGAACATCCCATAAAGCATTGTAAAGCTTCTTTAAAATCCTTCATAATTTTAACCTTCCTTTTTAACCTTAAGTATACCTAAGGTATCTTTTAGAATGTTACTTAAAAGTAATATTATAACGCTTCTCTAAGATACCATAGGTAAAGTTTAACGCACACCTAAAACACTGTCAAGCTTTTTTTCTTCCCATGATTTGAGAAGATGTTTGTGCAGGGTTGTGTTAATGTTTTTAAAGCTTATCTTTTTGCCGTTGATATCCACTCTGTCAAACTCCACAAACTCAGGGGAAAACAGATGGATACCTTCATATTCGGCGGGTTCATAGTAGACACTACAGGACCCTGAGGCCCTGCCTATGTCAAAATCTAGGGTAGTTATGGGCATGTTAGTTTTCTTTAATTGCGAATACAAAGCAGTCCTTTCTAGTGGGGTGCTTATATAAACGGTATTTGCCTTTGATGTGCGTTGATGCGGCCATTGACACTTTCCCATAATTTGCTTTTGTGACTATAAACCAATGCCCCTTTTTCATGCTTTTAAATAGATCTCTCCAAGTGTTCTGTCCTACTTTTTGAGTCATTGGGACCGGTGCTTTACGTGTTCGCTGTATTCTAAATGTAGACATATTATTCTCCAATTGATTAAGTTTTATTAGTACCTAGACCCTTCGCAGGGTTTCGCCTGAATTTCGCAGGCTCATCAGTAGGCTTTAGGCTACCTCCTAATCTTCAGTTAATCTTTCGTAAACTTCACGCCAGTTGACCTGAGACAATGCCTCAAGAATCATATCCTGCCGGAAGAAATGCTCACCGCTTTGAGGCTGTCCCGCTTCCTCTGGAAACATGATTGCGTCAACCATGTCTTTAAGCTCAATACAAGCATCGTATGAGTCACCGCAGCGGTCTAGTATTTCCTGCGCAGTGTTGTAAAAACCTTCGTCGTTGGCGATGTGTAAAACTATTGTGTCAGTTGCTAGACTCATCTTGTGTCGCTCCTATATAGTTAATTGATGTAGCTATAGTATCAACTCAGTTGGACAATGCAAGCACTGAATGCTGTCTATATAACGCATCATAAGTAAGACTTATAGTAGTCTGTATGTCTTCCAATGGTTGTCAATCTGTGATAGGGCCGTAGGTTTCCAGAGGCTACTATAGGTTGCCATAGGGTCCCCATGATCCCCTCACACTTGCAAATGGTGTGCCAATGTTCCCAATGGTATGCAATAACCATGCCAATAGTTATCCACAAGTTATCCACAGGCTACCAGTATGCAAGAAGTGTGCCAATAGTTCCAAAGGGGCCTGTATTTTATGGGGCGGGGAGGGGGCCAGTGGTTGTTATTATTAGTAGTTCCCTCTGGCCCACTAAAAAAGACGAAATTAGGTTGTAATTGTGAATAATTAATGATTTATTTAGTTAATCATCTAATTGAAATCAATAGATTTTACCAATGGCAACCAATGGGTATAAAAGGTTAGACACATATAACCAAATAGTTAGTCTTTTAAGCAGAAAGTTCTTGACTTTTGACTAAAAGTATGGTATAATATTCAGGTATTCTGAAGCAGCTTTAGAAGATTACTTTAAAAAATAATAAAAGTAATATCTTAAAGCTACCTTAGGTATACTATAGTATCTCATAGCAACACTAGGAGGCAATACTTATTAATAAACCAGAAGAAACACCCAAAAGGAAAAGGGGTAGACCCCGTAAGACTGACGTTGTGTCTCACCAAAAGGGACATAGGAATGCAGTAGGACGCCCTAAGGGGGACGCTGCGGTTATTAACGAGTACAAAGCTCGTATGTTGGCTTCCCCTAAGTCACAGAAAGTCTTGGACAGTATCATGAATGCTGCCTTAGACGACGACCACAAACATCAAGCTGCTGCATGGAAACTAATGATGGACAGAATGCTACCCATAAGCTACTTTGAGAAGGATAAGCTTAACGGGGGTAGGTCCACTATATCAATTAATATTAGTGGTATAGGGTCTGAATCAGCTAACATAGTAGAAGGGGAATGTATAGAACATGAGTAATGAATTTAAATATTTTACTTATGAGGAGTTTGCTTGTCAAGAGACGGGTAATAACGAAATGTCCATAAAGTTTATACATCGTTTAGACGAACTAAGAGAAAAATGTGGTTTCCCCTTTAAGATTACAAGTGGGTATAGAGATAGGTCTCACAGCGTTGAGGCTAAGAAAAAAACTGTAGGTAAGCATGTCTTAGGCATAGCCGCTGACATTGCCGTAGCGGACGGTAATCAAAAGTATTTAATTATAAAAAATGCAATGGAGATGGGCTTTGGGGGCGTAGGTGTTGCCAATACTTTTATTCATGTTGATGATCGTAAGTCCGTACCCGTTGTTTGGTCTTATTAGTGTCTGAACTTAATATATCCTTACTGCCGTGGCAGGAAGAAGTCTGGGAAGACCCCACACGCTTTAAGATAGTAGCGGCGGGTAGACGTACAGGTAAGTCAAGGCTTGCGGCGTGGTTATTGATTGTTAATGCTTTACAAACCGACAGAGGTACTGTCTTTTATGTAGCCCCTACTCAGGGCCAAGCCAGAGACATTATGTGGGAAACTCTGATGGACTTAGGGCACCCCGTCATAGCAACCAGTCACATTAATAATTTACAAATAAAGTTAGTCAATGGGGCTACAATCAGCCTCAAAGGTGGAGATAGACCGGAGACAATGCGGGGTGTCTCCCTAAAGTTTTTAGTCTTGGATGAATACGCAGACATTAAACCTGACGTATGGGAACAAATCTTAAGACCTGCTCTGGCTGACCAAAAGGGACACGCCCTATTCATAGGGACACCCATGGGACGTAACCACTTCTACGACTTGTATAAGTACGGAGAGTTAAGTGAGGATGAGTCTTACAAATCGTGGCATTTTACCAGTTATGATAACCCTTTGTTGGACGAAGAGGAAATAAATACAGCTAAAAAGTCAATGTCCAGCTATGCCTTTAGACAGGAGTTTATGGCTTCCTTTGAAGCTAAAGGTTCCGAAATGTTTAAGGAGGACTGGGTACAGTTTGCAAGTAACAAACCGGAGTTCTTTGACTGTTACATAGCAGTTGACTTAGCGGGTTTTCAGGACGTAACTAAAAAGAAAAATAAAAATAGTCGTCTTGATAATACAGCCATTGCAGTTGTTTTTGTCAATGAAAACGGTTGGTACGTAGAAAATATAATATACGGCAGGTGGACCTTAGAGGATACTGCTCAAAAGATATTTCAAGCCGTAAGAGACTACAAGCCCATCAGTGTAGGCATTGAAAGGGGTATCGCTAAACAGGCGGTTATGTCTCCCTTAGTGGACATGATGAAACGTGCTGGTTTCTTTTTTAGGGTGGAAGAACTTACCCACGGAAACCAGAAGAAAACTGACAGGGTTATGTGGGCTTTGCAGGGCAGGTTTGAAAACGGTATTATAGAATTAAGTAAGGGTGAATGGAACAGTAGATTTTTAGACGAGTTGTTTCAATTCCCAGACCCCTTAACACACGATGACTTAGTGGACGCATTGGCTTATATAGATCAGTTAGCTAAAGTTGCTTATGCAGGTGACTTTGAAGAACTAAGTAATTACGAGACTTTAGACTCCGTAGCAGGATATTAAATATATGGATGATTACAACGAAGACAGCAAACCCCTAATGATCCAAGAAACTTTGGAAGATTGGGTTATTACTAAATGTGACGACTGGCGGGATCACTTTGAGGCTAATTACGCTCAAAAGTTTGATGAATACTACAGGCTTTGGAGGGGTATCTGGGCTGCTGAAGACGTAACAAGAGAGTCCGAAAGATCCCGAATTATTAGCCCAGCCCTACAACAAGCCGTGGAGAGTTCAGTTGCCGAAATTGAAGAAGCAACCTTCGGAAGAGGTAAGTTCTTTGACATCATGGATGATTTTAATGATCCTGATAAAGCTGACATTGTATATCTTCGTAATCAGCTTCATAAAGACTTTGA